AGTAAATTATTTGTACTAAACGAGTGATTTCCATTTGCATTATATACACCTACTGCATTTCCACTACTTATATAAATATGAGAATGATGTGATCCTGAAGCATGAACATCAAATAAAAATTGTGAAGCACCCATATTTCCTCTTTTAATCCAAGCAGACCAAGTAAAAGTTTTTTGATTACCATTACTTCCTAAAGTTCTGCTTAAATAAGCACTGTCATCATCATTAAATCTACATGAATTGGCTACATCATAAGTTGTTGAAGCTGTTGCTGATGCTACATTACCTGGTAAAATTAAAGGCATATTAAGATCCTAATACTGGGAACTCTCCAATTGGTCTTTCCATTACAACTGGATCACCTTCATCAGCTGTGTTTACATAAGTGTATAAAGTTTCAAGAGCTGGTGTATCACTTGCATTTGTAATTTGAGTTTCTTGAGCTGCGGCTTTAGTTCTTACTGCTGCTCTATGAGTAGTGATTGATGATGGTACTGCTGTTCCAGCATCTGCTTTTCTAGTTATATACCAATCTGTATCTTGTAATATTCTAGCAGCTTCTTTTTTAACTTGTCTAATTAATTGTGTTTTTAATCCTTCTGTTTTTACATCACCTACATCTTTACCTTCTGGTATTTTTTTATCTGTTTTATCTTGTTCTGTCCATAAAGTATCTGCGTGTGCTTTAGCTGTAGCTGAACCATAACTTGCTGTAATTTTTCCACCAGCAAAAGCAAATGATTGATTGGTGTTGATATACCACTGCTCATCTTTTTTATTAGTGTTATCAAATTCTACTTCATAAATTCCAATAGCTTCTAGTTCAGACTTGCTCCATAATTCAAATATTTTTCTTGAATAACGAACATCCCCAATAACTAAACCTTTTGGGTTATTTATAAATTTTGTAATTGATCCTGATTCTACTAATCCCCACATATTATCTCCTATTAACTTTCAGCTAAATTTAATGTTCTACCTACTTCTTGCCAAACTGCTCCATTGTATCGGAATATATGAATATCAGTTTTGCCATCTGTTGCTGTCTCCGTTGCTTCTGTTGAAGCAGCGAATTCAAATACAGTGTTCCAAGCAATCGTATGAGAACCATTGTAATTAATTTCTATACAAATAAATGCTCCTTCAACTGCATTACTTGGTGCAGAGAAAGTCGTATTTTCTGATGTTTGGTGATATGCGTTTGGTTTATCCAAAGCATCCCATGCCACAGCATTCGATGATGATGTTAATGCTCCTTGAGCTACATTAGCAGCAGCACCAAAAGTTGCTATACCACCCGCTGACATATCTAAAGTTAAAGCTGTAACACCTGATCCACCATCATCACCTTTAAATATAATATCTTTATCTTGAACTTTAGCTTCTATAATAACATCACTAGAAGAATTGTGTATACGAAGCATTTCTGTTCCATCATCTTCGTAAATAATTCCACTTGCAGCTGTTCCAGCGTCTAAAGTAATACCACCAGCAGATTCTATATTAATAGAATCAACAGCTGTACCATCAGATACAACATCCAAATCTCCATCGGCATTTGAACCTACATAAGTTCCTGTATCATTAAATGTTAATTTATTAGTTGAATTTAAAGTTAATCCAGTTCCATCTGTGTGAGTTAATGTTGTGTCATTATCTGCTCCAAATCCTAGTACAGCAGAATCACTGTCTAATTTAAGATCATTACTAACTAAAACAGCAGTAGATGCCGTAAGATCTATTGTTGCCTCTCCAGCGACAGTCATTACACCATCTGAAGATTGATTAATATATGTTGCTGCGTCACCAAATGTAAGTTTACTTGTTGAATTTAAAGTTAAACCTGTTCCATCTGTGTGAGTAAGTGTAACGTCTTGATCATCGCCAAATTTTAAAACTGCTGAATCAGAATCTAAAGATACATCATTATTAAATATTGCAGTACCTGCATCACTACCATCAAGTGTAAGCATCGTAATATCAGAACTGTTATCAGTTCCTTTAAATATAATGTCTGTATCATTAGCTGTAGCATCAATTGTAATGTTTCCAGATGAAGTTGATAAAGTAACTGCTCCATCCCCAGCTGAAATATCATCTGCTGCTATACCAACACCACTTTGAAAATATGTTTTTAATGTTGTAACATTAGTCATTCTCATTGTGCCAGCATCATTTACAAGTAAGCCGTCTCCATCTGCAACTGCTGTAGTACCTCGTGCAGTACCACCATCTATTAAATTAATTTCTGCTGCTGTTGCACTAACCGCTGTGCTTCCTAATGTAAATTGCCCATCAGGTACAATAAGTCCTGCTGCTCCACCTAATATTAAATCATCAGCTGAAGTATCCCATAACATATATGCACTTGCTGTATCACCAAAAAGTTTAACATCATAACCTTGATCATCTGCTCCAACTGTAAATGTTGCATCTAATTGTACAGCACCATCAATATCAACAGCGTCTAAATTTGTTGTCCCATCAATATCTGCGTTTCCAGAAATATCTAATGTTGTTGCATCAACTTCTCCAGCTACTGTTAACACACCATCAGCTACAGTCATTAGATCTGTATCATCAGTATGTCCTATTGTTGTTCCATTAATTAAAACATTATCAATGTCTAATGAACCACCACTAATTAATCCTGTAGTTGTAATTGTAGATGATCCTGTGTCAATAGTACCAAATCCTGAAGTAATTGATCCAGAATCTAATGCACCTGTTGTAACAATACTAGAACTTCCTGCAACTGCACCATAAATTGAGCCGATAGCCGTACCATTAATTGTAATAGCATCTGCTTCTAAAGTTCCATCTATATCTGCATTACCAGAAATATCTAATGTAGCTGCGTCTAACTCACCAGATAAAGTAATATTAGTAGCACCAGTAATTGCACCATCCATTGCGACAGCACCATTAATGTCTATTGTAGTAGCATTAATTTCTATTTCAGTATCTGAAACTAAATCTAATACACCATCTGCTGATTGATGTATATATGTTCCTGTATCACCAAATAATAATTTTTCTGTACTATTCATTAGGACTTCATCAGAGAATTTAAAGTAATCCTCATCTTCCATCCATGTAAGCACACCATCTGCTGATTCACCATCAAAGGTTACGGCAATATCTGTACCTGAAGTACCATCACCTATAGTGATTGAAGTACCTAGTAATTTTGTAATTGGTCCACCTTCTGCAGCCGTACCATCATGAGTATGTCCTGATGCTGCTACAAATGCGGCAAGAAGTTGATCAAATTCATTATTCAGATCTGATGCTTCAATTACTGCACCATCTGTAATGCCTGATGAACTTTGTCTAGTGTATGTTGCTCCCATTTTATCTCCGTCCTCCTTCTACGAATTCTAGTTGAAATCCTCGTATTGCCCAAGGTTGATTTGTACTAGTATCTGTTATTTTAACTGCAATAGCAAATCCTGATCCTTCTACAGAATTTCTTGTAATAGGTAAATCCCCCTGACCATAAACTGCTGCTCCAAATTTTCCTGTACCAAAATACGCCCCACTCCCAGAAGATGATAAACTAATTAAACTAGGTTGAGGAGTTTCTCGATCATTATAATTATATTGTAAATATAAACTAGCACTAACTTCACCTTCAGGCTTCCAGTTTAAATTTACTCTTTCCATTGATTTTCTTATTCCAGGATCTCCCATTGTCATATCTGGAGATCTATAAGTTGAATCTAAAGCATCTGTTGTACTTGCTCTTGTCCAAACATTTCCTGATTCTTGTTTATATACATAGCCATCATAACCACCATGAACTACCGTTTCTTCATTACTTATATAGTCAGAATCACAACAAGAAACTTTTAATCCTTTTATATCTGCATACTCATATCCTAATTGACCTGTATTAGGATTTATTTTAATTACTGCAATAATACCTTTGGAACTATCTTCAGCCCCATCAGTTGGATAGAATAAACGATATTGAGATTTATCTCTAATAACCAATGAAGTAACATTTGTATATGTAATATCATTAATTCTATCTTGTATTTGTTTTGATACAGTACCTAGTTCAACGTCACCAATTCTTTCTGTACCAGCAACTGTTCTAATTCCATCTGCAGATAAGAATAACAAGTCTCCACTTACCTCTTGAATAGAATGATGTGCTATTGTACCAACGTTCTTTGCAACTTCAGCTAATGCAAAATTACTAGAACTTGTTCCTGTTACTTTATAAATTCTTCTTTGGCAAAATATATATAGTTCATCCCTAAATACTTTTAATCCTGTAACAACATCACCAACTTTTATTTCACCAGCACCTGTATCAAAATCATCTTCTGTATATGGTCCTGAAAAAATAACACTATGTGTAGAGTTA